AGAAACATGTAATAAGATCATGAATATGTTTTCTATTAAACGTTCTTTAATTTCTTCGAACGTTAAAGGTGTCTTTACATTATTTTTAATCATTGTAGAAATATCATTACGATACTCATCTTCAAATAAGTATATCGAAGACATACGCTTATGTTTACGTTTGAATTCAGTTAAAACCTTAGCTGCTGTCTTTTCACCTAAACCTCTTGTAACAGGCATGATATTATCACCCTTATCACCTCTTATGATTTTAAGGAATACAAATTCATCGCAGAATACTTTAATATTCTTAAGTTTATTTCTTTCAATAAAAATACTGAGCTTATTTTTTGCAATATCTTCAGCATACAGATCAGATGACATATCGAATATATCAATTTCTTTTTCATCTGACTTAGAACTAAGCCATCTATCAAATCCTGGATATGTTGCTATCCTTGATCTAGTATTATCGTACCAAATTGTATATGAGTTTGTTGATGGACTATAATTAACTAATTGCATTAAATCTTTATCTCCACTCCATATGATACAATTTTCATCAATTGAATTTAAATGTGTCGACCACGCAAATACTAAATCATCACCTTCGGCACCATGTACTTTTTGAATAACTACACCTTGCTTTTCAATGATAGCAGAGAACTCGGCAACTGCAGCGTATACACCTTCCCAGTTTACCTTTTCATCTTTGCTTCTATTACCTTTATAGTCTACGTTTTCAAAATAACCCTTTCTCCATGAGCTAAAGTCATTTACGAATACGAGTTTATTAATAATAGGTTTTAATTTTCTAAACTCTGAAGCAAAATCCATTGCTAGTTTTCTTACGAATCCTGCTTGATCTTCTTCACTATCTAATAATCTAGGAGTTTCATCACCAAATGTTTTAGGTTTTGGAAGTACGTATAATCTACTGAAGACAAAAAAGTTGCCATCAATTACAAGCGTTGTATTATTCATATTATTTGTTTTTATTTCTATAATTCTTCGTCGAATATTTCTGAATTGTGTTCAATTGTATATGAATCACAGCCATATTTTTTTTGATCTTCTTCATCTTCTTTACGTAACCCAGTACCAGTGATCGTTTTTTCAAATTTAATTTTACCATGACCATGATGTTCACTAATCATAGTCATAAACGCCTTTGTATCTTCTTTATCTTTAAACGCGGCTATGACCTTTACCTCCCCAGGCTTCGCACACAGCCTGATTTGCCAGAGTAATTCATCATTTGACATTTCTTTGGTCTTCCCATATTTATATGTGAATTTTTGTAATGGTTTATTATAACCTATTGGACGATATTCGGCATGTATTTTACCCATTATTTGTTTATTATCGTTTGTATTTTGTAAACACATGAGAGTAATGATATTACTGCATCTACAACTTGTACTCGTTGTGCTTGATGTTCAGCAACTGTTACGATTATTTCTGGAATACATTTTACCTTTTCAGGTTTTTCCATTTGAATATATTCTATAAAGTCATTTCCTAATGCACTTAACACATCATCAACTTTATTTTGATATTCAGATACTAGTAATTGATAGTTTTTAACAGGGTCAAGTGTATTAAAAATTAAATTGAATACATCTCTATAAACTCCGTGGAATTTCTTGACATCTTCAACTGTAATTTTAGTTTTGCCTTCTGCAGCATAACCTTGCAGGATATTAAGCATAGACCTTAAGTCTGGAAACTTTCTCTTTACTAATTCTAATAAAGCCCGGGGCTCAATATCTAATCCTTCAGCTTTACCTATTTCGTAAAGTCTTTTGATTTGTAACTTCGTAAGAGTTTTTTCTTCTTCTGAAGTAAAATCAAAATCAATGCACTCAAATCTAGATTGAACTGGAGCAGGAATCTTATTAATATAATTTGTAGTTGCTATAAATCTACTGTTAACAGAGAACTGATCCATTGTAGCACGTAATGCTTTTATAAATTGATCACTTACTCCTTCAATTTCATCAAGTATAACTACTTTCATTCTATTCTGACCGTCCATTATAGATGATGTTGAACAAAAATCTTGAATCTTAGTTCTAATTACATCTACGCTTGTTTCATCAGAAGCATTTATAAAGATATAAGGTAATCCTAAATCCTTTACCATTACTTTCGCTGAAGAAGTATTATGAGATAGGATATTATTAGTATAGTATCTTTTATTACCCATTTGATTTAATTCTAAATCAAACATATTTTCTTCATAACCTAAATCTATTATATTAATAATTTTAGATAAGCCTTCTTTAGTTATTATAGAATTTCCTATACTTAAATCTTTTAGATATATTTCTTTAAATTTTTCTAAAAAGAATATATGAGTATCTGCACATTTTACCATCAGTCCATTTTCTAAGAAAACTTCATATACTTTATATTTTATAGTAGTATGTAATTTCTTAATATCTTCATATCCAGTATCAGTTAATACTTCATAATCATTTATATTAATTGTATTGATAAATTTTTTGTCTGTGTATTTATTCATTTTTTATAAAATTTAAACATTTAAGTAGAATTTCTTCTTTATTTCTATTATATTCATTTTCCCATATTATTAATAAATTATATCCTTTTTTTTCAATAAGTTTATTTTTAACAGCATCATATTCCCATATATCTGTAGCATTTTTATTTCTTCTAATTGTAGTAGCATTGTATATGCCAGGATTGCAATGCCAATAATCACCATTAAATTCTATAACATTTCTGTTATAAAGAAAATCATATGCATAGGCCCTATTATTATTTTTATCGTATATATATAATTCTTTTTTAGGAAATTCTATTTTTAAATTTATACATAAATATTCTATGATATCTTTTGCCCATTTACTTTGATAAGATCTACCATCTCCATTTTTAATAAAATTTGCTCTTAAAGATTTATTCCATTTCACTTGTCTTTCTTTCCACTTCTTTAAACCTTCTTCTTTGCCATATTTCTTAATACAAGTTTTCTTTGAAAAAGTTGTTTGACGTTCTTTAAGTTTAGCTTTAGCATCTGATGGTGAATATCCTTTTGCAATCCAATATTCAATCTTATTATCAAATTTTTCAGGATTACTCTTTCTTAGTTTTTTTAATTTTTCAACACTTTTAATGGATTGCGTTGTTTGAAATTCAGAAACTTTTTTAATTGCAGTATCATTTGAATATCCTTTATTAGTCCAGTGTATTATAGTACTAGGGGGTGCAAACGCCTTTTTAATATAATCTTCTGAATATCCATTATCTGTTAAATATTTTTTACTTCTTTTAAATCTATTTTTGACTTTACTATTAACAAAACTTTGGAATTCTGAAACATTTTTAGTGGCATCTTCAATTAAATATCCTCTATTAGTCCAGTATTCAATAGAATTTTTTCTTGAATATTTTTGGGCTAATTTATATTCTTCTATTACTCTATTAGCTATTATTTCAGGGAAAAATGCTTTAGCTTTATTAAAAAAACCTTTTTTTGAATCACATTTAATATTTGTACATCCTTCAATATGAATATATTTACTAGTATATCGCAGTTTTAAATCACTTTTACATAAATTACACTTTGGAATATATTCCAATTCAAAACGTACTCGCTGTTTATAAGAAAATAACATATATCTCTTTTATTTTATATATTATTATTTTACGGGTGACTAGGGCAAAAATCTCATTTTAAACTCGTCAATTGATACTTCTTCTATTTTACCTGTATTTTTATTTCTTATATTAATTATAGTATTACCTAGAATACATTTACCTGAACCTGGTCCACCATGAAATAAAAGATGTTGATATACACCTTTTTCTAGTTTTTCTTTGATCCTTTCGGGTAATAACATGTCAGAAAGTTTTTCTGGTCTGTATTTGTTTATAAATAATCCGTCTTCTATTATACTCATGTTTTATTCTTTATGATTATATTAAAAGTATGCTAAAAGTTTCAATATATAATAAAATATTAAACTATGGACTTAAAGTCATACACTAATTTTATCAATGAATCTAAAAGGTTTCTTATTCCGCAATAGTTCTTGATGAAAAATCTCATAAAGATCTATTAAGCAGGTATGATATACCTTCCGGATGGAAAGAATTTGCTCGCCATATGACTATAAATTTGGGCGAGCTGAAAGACAAATCTCTAATTGGCAAAAAAGTAACGATGAAAGTTGTTGGAATTGGCAAAGATGATAAAGTTATTGCAGTAAAAATTGACAGCCCAGTTAAAAGAACAATTGGAGGTACTGAACATATTACAATTGCAGTGAATACTAAAGGTGGTGGAAAGCCAGTAATGAGTAATAATATTAAACAATTTAAACCTAGTAAAGCATTTACAATTACAGGTACAGTAAAAGAATTAACTTAAAATGGATCTACAAAATTATAAAGACTTTTTAACAGAAGCTAATAGAATAGAAAAAGCAGGTGACGATAAAAGAAATGCTGCAAGCAAAGAAGATAAGTTTGATAATAAATCATCTGCAAGTAAAGTCGAGTATAAAATGCATGCTGACCGTGAAAAGATGGAAAAGAATGTACAGGAATTGAAAGCTAAACTTGAAACTTCTACATCTGATCAAGAAAAGGGAAAGATCAAAGACCAAATCCGTAATCTTAAAGGTGACTGGAAGAAAAGCAAAGAAAAATATAAGATCAAACTTAAAGCAATGAGATCATGATATACCCAAAATTAAAAAGACGAAACTTCGGTTGGTATCGTAGAAAGTTCGGTATTTGTCTTGATAATTTAAAACCCTACCAACAAGATATCCTAGTTGAAAATCCACTTATCAGAGAATCTTCACAGAGTGATCAATTCGTATTAGCTTTATTTAAGCTTCATAATATGGAGAAGAATCATAAGTATAGAAATAAGTTTTATATTAATCCGTATACTAATAATATTACTGTGTATGATGAGATCAAAGAAGCTTCTATTCGTACTGACTGGAAATGTGCAGTCTGTAGTACAGATATAGAATCCACTATATCAAACTTTAATGTCAAGAATTTTTTATGTGATGAATGTGGAGACACTCATTCCTCAGAGGAATTTATAGATGAAAGAATAATTAATTCATCTATTAATTTTAGAAAGCATTGTAAGAAAGTTTTAGTAAAGCAACAAAAAGATTTTATAAAATTTACTAAGAAAAGTTCTAAGAATTAAGAGCTTCTTCTATTGTACATTTAGGAATATCCTTAAGTGAACTAGTAGGACAGGCATTAAAAAGTTCAACGCCTTGCTGTTTTAAAGCTTCTGTAATTCCTAGAAAGTTACTTATCATATTACGTGCATATATCGTATGATCATGTCTGACAGCAGAATATCCGTCGTGGAAATGAGTATCAGTATTACTTGAATTCATATCATATCCTAATAGATATATTTTCTTAGCTCCCAAATGATATGCAACTCCTATTGCCGCGAATCCAGAGTTGGTTCCAGCTTTAATATAATTTGGTTTTGTTGAAAGTCCATTCTTACCATTCGTAGGTACTACAATAACATCATCAACATATTCGTGAGAATGTCTACATGTAATCTTAAGACCTTTGAATAAATCTATACTTTTATTATACCATCTATAGAATCTAGTATCAGTCCAATACATTACATCAGCCCAAGGAAGAAACTCATGAGCCCTATTGATTGCAATTACTTTTTTTCCTTTAAGTTTATTAAAGTCAAACCCTTTAAGCGATGGTCCACCTCCTACAATGTAAACAGTTTCATCATTCCATATTTTTGGAATAGTATCTTTAAATTCTTTCTTGTTACGACGTATTGGGGGATTTGCCACGTTTGAGTTTGTCTTAGACTTATTAACTGTTGGTAATTTTACAGGACCCTGATTTACAGATACTGTCTTGGGTTTTATATAAGCGTTCTTGCTTTTGTTTCGTTTAATCGGCATAGTTACTTTTCATAAAAAAAGCTCCAACTGTAATAGTTAGAGCTTTAAGATTGTGTTCAAATATTATTCTTTATCTTCAATATCATCGGATTCACCGGCTGGGCCTGTATATCCTTCTGGATTTGGATTATCTTCTTCTGGTTCGTTAATCTCATGTTCGTCTTCTTCGTTAGCTGGTGTTGCTGCAGCTGCGATAGATTCCGCGTTTTTCTTTAACCAATTAATTAAAGCTTTACCTTTCATTCCATCTGGAATATGTAATTGTGTTTTACCAGCCTTATCTGCTTGTACTGTAACTTTACCAACTTTAGTAGCTTTATCTTCTTCTACATCGTCTTCTTCAGTTTCTTCTTCACCTTCAGCTTCTTCTTCACCAGCTTCTGCTTCTTCTTCACCTGCTTCGGCTTCTTCTTCTCCAGCTTCTTCTTCTTCTGATTCTCCAGCTTCGTGTTCTTCACCTTCAGCTTCTTCTTCACTTTCAGCCCCTGCTTCAGCTTCTGCTTCTGCACCTGCTTCTTCTTCGCCTGGAATTTCTTCACCAGCTTCAGCTTCTACACCACCTTCAGTTTCCTCTTCTTCACCTTCGCCTTCTTCGCCAGTTTCTTCTTCGCCGCCGAATTCTTCTTCCTCTTCAGAATCAGCTAAGAATTCTTCAAAACTTTTAATAACTTGAAATTCGTTTAGTGTAACAACTGAACTTCCATCTTTATACTTAACGTATGCTTCAAAAACTTCTTCAGATACACTATTAGTGTTTTCTGCAGCTTCATTCATAGGTTTAAAGTCTACATAGTTAGGAGATTTCCCATTCTGTAAACATTCTGTAATGTATTTGTCTAAAATTCGTATTTCCATGACCAAGGTTTTTTTATAATTTGTATTTTTTTATATATTGCAATATTTTCTATTAAGCTTCTAAATTTTCTGATAAGGTATTATCTGCAGCATTAATGCCAGCAATATACCATTCTTTTAACTTTTCAGGTGTTATCTGATATGTATGTTCTGATAAGATATGTTTAGTAAATATCTTCGTGTTATCAATACTAAAATCTACTAATCCAGCATTATCTAGTTTTTCATCTAAATAACCTGCCGTAGAATCAGTTACACTTGATTTTACGGTAGAACCTCCTCCAGTTGAAGGAGTTGTAGGAATCCATGCATTTCCGTTCCATGTAAGAACATCATCTTCTGCAGGTGGATTTGAAGTAGAAGTATCAACATCAAAAAGGTCGCCGATACTTGTTGCTGCAATTATATTATTTACTTCAGTAGTAAAATTTGTTATTTGTGAAGCAGATATAGATATCTGGGCCTGAGTAAAGTGTATATTATTATTATCTATGTGAGTATCAATTTGAATATGACTATACGTGCCTATATCAGCTAGGTTTAAATGACTATGTTCATGTAATGCATCTGCGTTACTTCCATCAGTTAAAGTTTCAATTCCACCGTACTGAGCTTCATTTAAGTGATAATATTCACCTAACTGTCCGCCCTGTTTCCCCTGTATATCATTATGTACATTATCTAATAAGAAAAATGTACTATCAAATAAATCGTAGAATTCTTGTTGAGTAGGTGTTGCACCTGTAATAAAAATTCCTTTACTATGATTTCTATTAAATATAGCCATTATCTATATTATTTTATGTAACTGTTGCACCACCGAAACCAGGCGTACCTATTTTATATAGGATGCCGATACCAATTGATGGTACTGGTCCTGCTCCAATTTGTACACTAGAGTCTAATACGCATATTCCTAATCCCATTAAGTCCATTGTTGAGGTTGTTCTTCTAATATTTCTAAATGTTTATATACAATTACCGCACCTGTAAGTACAGTGATCTCCTTAAATTTCAATGGAATAAAAAGACCTGAAGGCAATGTTATGTTTTGCAAGCCGATAGTTTCATCATCTAATTGTTCAGTATCTCCTAAAATTACTTTAGCATCGTTCAGAACCGTTAACCCATAGAAACTAAAATCATATATTACAGTACCAGACGAAGAATCAACTATAACAGCTCCCGCTTCAGCGAAAAGCATGTTTAAATTTATGTTAGGATCCTCTTTTAATCTTCTACCCATCCTATATTTTATTTTAGATTTAAGTTATATATCTTTCCTCTAGACATAAAAAAGGAAGTCTTTCGACTTCCTTTTGATTTTATATGGTTATTTTATTCTTATACCATTTGATAAGTACCGAAGTTTACACCGATTGTGTAATAGTTAAGCTGTGGGTGGAAACCAGCATCAACTAATGCATAACGTGATTTTACTGCAATCTTTGGTGACATAGCACCTTCTGCGATAGTTTGTACTGACTCAGCCATTAAGTAAGGCATGAATACTAAACCAGGAGATTGACCATCACCTTTACGTCCAACTAAGATTCTTGTATCAGACCATGTCATGTAAGGATCTACATAAATTGTTACGCCTGCTACTTGACCAACTGGATATAATGAACCACCAGTTTGGTTAACTGTATTTGACATTGGGTAAGGTACAAAACCAGCGATATCTTGTAAAGCTGTTGCTACTTGACCGTTTGTGACTGCAAAGTCTGCTGCACCTCTTCTACCTCTAATAGCGATTAAGTTACTAGCTGCTAAAATCTTAGATAAGATTTTTCTTTGAAGAGTACCACCGTTATCACCTGCTGTAGGAGTAACTGCGTTTACAGTTGAACTTACTAGGTTACCTTCTACATCAATACCTAAATTGAATGTATACGTACCTGAAGTTGCAATGTAAAGGTGTAATGCTGTATTATCGATAGCTTCTACTTGACCAGCGTTTGTTGCACCGTTAGCAAATAATCTTCCAAGGATATTCTTGTTAATAGACTGAGTAAGTTCATTAACTAAGATAGACTCAACTTGAGCTACTGCATCAATACCGAATTGCTTAAGATCTTGAATTTGTTCTCTGGTAACTGCTGCTGCTACTTGGAAAGTCTGAGCTACAATTGACTTGTTGAACAATGTAAGTCCCATAAGGTTATCTTGTGTAGATTCACCTTCTTGTCTTTGGTAAGGATCGTTGCTATTGAAATCCGCTGCACCTGCTGCTCTTTGCATACCAACTCCTGAGAATCCAGAAATATGATCTTCTAAAGCTTTAACAAGTTCTGCTGTTCCGTCTGCTTCTGAAACTGTAGCTCCAGTTGCGTCATAGATATCTGCACCTGCTACGATAGTATCACCTAATGTAGAACCTGGAGTATCTAAACCTGGCTTAAATGTAGTTGAAGCTGGAGCAGTTCCTACTAATACTCTAAAGATTGGATATCCATCAACTCTTGACTTACCAACGAATGTTAATTGGAAATCAGAATCAGCTGGAGTCGCATCAGTATAGTATGCAGTACCCTCAGTCCATACAACGCCAGTTGCATTTGTTGCTGCGAATTTGATTAATAATGGAGATTCAGTTCCGTCTGTACCTAAAGATACTGGACCTAATGTTCCACCTGCATAAACGAAATCAAGATAAGTTAACATACCAAGAGGTCCGTTCATAGGAACTACAGGTACTAGATCTAGACCTACTGTTTGTGCTGCTACTTGCATAGCGATTGGTAATAAGCTAAACGCTTTGTCACCTGAACCAGTGTCTTGAGATGCAAATGCATTCTGTGATCCTGGATCACCTGGGAAACTAATTGCTCCCATTCCTGGAACGTTCATCCCTGGATTAAGATGTACTACATTGTTTGCATCTTCATATAATTTATGATAGTGGCAATACTTTGACATCCAATTAAGTTTAGACGCTTCGTTGATTCCTGTTGCTTCTTCGATTACAGGTCCCCATCCAGCTCTTACTTCTGCTTCGTTAATTAATTGTTTTTGCATATTATTATTTTATTTTATTTTTATGCGATGTTTTTAGAATTTTCTTCCCATTCTTCGTGCTACGTGATTGGATAAAGCCTTCTTATAATCATCAGTTGCTACTTTCGTAGTTTCTTCAGTTTGTTCAGATTCGTTTAACTTTTCAATCTTTTGCATTTTAACAGGTTCCGAACGTAAATCTCTCGTTTGCCAGAAATTCTTAATCCTATAAGATGTGTCTAAAACTTGAATTTGAGATTCAGCCACAATTTGTGCCTTTCTTCCTTCTTCTAGTTTATTCCAGCTATCTTTATATTCTTCTGGCATATTAGTGATGTAGTTCAGTGAAGATTCCTTAGTGTCAATTGAAGAATTATCAATACTTTCTTGTATTGCTATAACTTTCTCCGCATGCTCTGCTACCATTTGCTTCTCGGCTGCTTCTATTAGTTTATCTATTTTTGAACCAATTTCTGTTTTGTATTCTTGTACTGTAGTTGTTTTAGTTGTTACTTCATCTTTAGTAGCTTCTTCAGTTTCGCTAACATTAAATACTTTCTTGTTAACTTTACTTAAGCTATTACCTAGATAATCACTATAACCGCCTACAGTTTCAATTCCTTCTTTTAAATACTCTGTGTATTTAACTATTTTATTTGAGCTTTCTCCAACATAGTTTGCATAATTAGCAACTGTATCAACAGATTCACCTAAATAATTTGTATATTCTTTAATCTTATTAGATCCTTTAGCTACATGTTCAGTATACTTGATTGAACTGTTTAAGTTCTCTCCAATGTTTTCTGCATACTGTATAGCATAATCAGTACTTTCTGCTACGTGCTTTGTGTACTCAATTGCATTAGCTAATGTCTCTGCAATATTTTCTGTATAAGCAATTCCCTTATCTGCGCTCTCTGCAACATGCTCAACATAATCCTTAACTGAAGTTAAACACTCTGTGATATAATCACTATGTGATATTGATTTGTCTAATTTTTCAGATAAGTATTTAACATACTTTAAAGTTTCTTCTAATTTACCAGCGATGCCTTCTGAATATTTAATACTGTCACCTTCCTTTGAATTACTGAGTGCTTCTTTAATACCTTTAAGTTCTCCAGCAACATATTTAGAATATTTGTTAAAATCTTCTACTTTTACAATGTCTTTTTCGCTAACATCCATTTCATTAACTTTATTTTCGTCATTTAGATATGTATCGGCGTTTTCGCCAGCATTTAATTCAAAAATCTGAATATTATCACTATCAGCAAAACCATACTGTTCGTTGACACGATTAAGTTGAGCATTTTCAAATCCAGGATCTGCTACTAAATCGTAAGTAAAAAGTTTTTTAATTTTAACGTGGCCGTTGCTTTCAACAACTCCGGCTGCTCTTGAAGAGATATGAATAGGGATGCCTCCATCTACTAAAGCTTTAGCTTCTCTACCATTTGAAGTATCAAGTAATCTAATACGACCAATAATTTGTTTGCTTTCTTTATCGTATCTAAGTGACTCGATTACGTGTGAAGCTCTAGATAATGCTACATCAAACTTTTGAGGATGATCTAATTCACCTAATAACGTCTTAGCTTCTATTTTTGATTGAAGTGCTTCTATCTGTGGAAGATATTCACTTTCATCATAGATTCTATTATTCTTGTTTTTAACACCTAATTCTCCGAAAATTCCCTCAAGAATATATTCTCCGTTTTCGCCTTTCTCAACACTCATCGTTGAAGAAGACATTTCTAAAATCAGTAAGTTATAATTATCTTTAGGTTCAGACATATGTATAATAATATTTTTTTATATATTTACATTTGTCCAAGAAAATGGAGAATTTTTTAAAATACTCCTAGATGCCTAGATTGTCTATGTCATCTGCAGCACCTTCTGCACCGTCATCAGCAGCATCGTCAACTGCATCTTCTTCTGCATCATTTTTAGCTTTCATACGTGAGTTTCTTTCTAAATCAGTAACATCCATCTTTAAATATTTCTTGATTAAGAAGTCAAGATCGAAATAATGTTCTTCTTCCATTTCTGAGTTCTCTGAAACAAGTGTATTATACATTGACTCTATATGATCAATACGTTTTTGCATGATTTCCATTTCTTTAAGTTCAGCGAACATATTTTCTTCGTTGTATCTTAAAGCAAGGTGACTTCTGAAAGAATCATCTTTAGCTAATTCCGGAAATTTTAAAGACATTTGAATAAATAAAGGCTTCAATAAAATTTCTTGGAATACTGAGCGTAATCTTGAAATAAACTTTGCATATTTTATTTCTTCTCTGATTAGACCATCTGCAGACATTTCAAATGTAGCTGGACTCTCAGTATCAAATCTACTGAAAGGAATTTTAGAAGCTAGCTTTAATTTATCAGCAAAGTATTTAAGAGCTTCTGTATCACTCAAGTCAGGACCATCATTTGCAAGTGTATCAACTACAGGTTCTTCTCCTTCTTTAGAAGGTAACCAATATTCTTTATTGAATTGCATCATAGGTTTACCATTAACTTCCATGGTACCTGATTCAGAATCAAAGTCAATTACTTCTTTATAGTTATGCATTAATTGAGCAAGGGATTGTTTTGCTCTAGTCTTAGATTTTCCACCAACTGGGATAATGAACTTCATTTTATATGAAGCATTAGTAACAGCCCAAATAACTCTAGTATGTTCCATTATTCTTAGTAAGTTAAATGATCTTACTAATCTTTCAACATAAGATACTCTAGATGCAGTAGAAACGGACCCGTATGACAGATAGATCAACTGTGAATCATAGATCATACGTTCCTTACCTGGAACGTCCTTGAACTGATACCAGACCTTTTTATTTGTACGAGGTTCAATACCGTATACAAGTGTTGCAGGATCAATTTCTTTGAATCCTATAATTTCTGTTTGTTCTTTGTTGTAAATTATTTCAAATGAAAGATATCCATCGATCAACCATTTTCTAAAATAATACCAAGCAGATTGATCTTGATTAAATCCAAAGTATTGGTAGATGTTCGCATAAGCTTTATGCATATAATCTTCTACTTCATCTTTTACTTTTACACCAGCACTTAAGAAAGCTGGAGATGCAAAGAAATTCTTTTCATCATATACAACAGTTTCATCGCACATTGTATCAAGAATATCTTCAATTTCATCCTGTAATGCAAAGACTCTAAGATCTTCTCTCTTTTGTATGTAAGCAATATCAAAGAAAGCTAATCTTTGCTTAGAACCAACATCTGACATTGACATCGCTGCAAATGGGTACCAGATATCGTCATCTGCTACTCCGAATGGATTTATTTGACCGAAGCCCATCTTATCTTCCATTACACCGATAGTCTGAGACTGTCGTATGACCATGTCGTCATATTTTAATCCAAGACTACTTAAGTCTTGTAATCTTTTTGAAATTTTGAAGTTGCCACTTAATGGGCCAAATCTGTCTAAAAAACCGCTCAAAATAATTTATTTTTTAAATTTATAATAATTTCCTTTATATAATACAGAATTTCTACATGCTTTAAACACCATTCTCTTATTTAAATCTTTGATGTTTTCTAAATCATTTACATCAAAGCGCATGAGCTCTTCCATATCTTTATTGTATTGTATAATCTTTTCTGTATGTTTATTCCATGGAATATCTACACGTTTCTTATACTTCTGCTTTATATATTTCTTTTTATTCTTATATTCCCAGATATATCCACCTGCAGTTCTGTTTTCTGATCTACAACATCTGTCAATATGTAGTATACCTGTTTTATCGTTTGCATCTTTTACACTTCCATGCTCTTTTACAAATACCCCATCTAGCGTATACTGTAATACAATACGCTTCTTATCAGAATTTAATGTTTTATTCTGTCTTAGCTTTAAGCTTATTAATTCATAGTTTGATAATTGGGCGCCAGGTAAAACGTTTGATAAAGGTCCTTTCTTTTTAATAATTCGTCCTATCGTTGATATAATTTCTTTTTCTAAATTAAAAGCATATACTTCATCTAGATTCTTATGTATTATTTCTATTACAGGCTCTAAATTATTATCAAGTATCTTTTGTATTATTCTACCTTTAATTTTATTTCTAACTCTTCCATTTTTAGTATTTCTTAAATGATGCTTATATCTATTCTTTAATTTACTTACACCAATATAAAATGGTTCATATTCAAATGAGTAAGAACCATAATTAAATGTTCCAGGGTTAAGAGGATTTAAATACACATAGATATAATACATAATCTATATATCATATTCTGCGTATAAATCCACCCATTATTTAAAATTTAAATCATATTCTTGATTGAAATATTCATTACCTATAACTTCAATTTGTTTATTTTTCCATATTTCATCTCTACTAGGTACTTCCCACCAATATGTTCTTAATGTAGTAAAATTATTCTTTTCAGGATCTCCAAACGATCTTTCACTATCTTGTACTAATTTAATAAAATGATTATTTCCATTTGGTGTAGATTTAATTATTATCTTAGAATCAGCTAATGCTGAAACTATTGGAATTATACTCTGATATACATTTTTAGTAGTACTAGGAATTGCTTTTGCAAAATTATCTAATATTACTTGATTATAATTTCTTGCAAATGCCAATGACTTTGTATAAACAGTTGTATGTAATATTGAACTGTTATCAAATGATATATTTTTATTATTATAGCTTCTAGTTTTATTTTGCAAGAAACTCGGAAGCTGTTCGTAATATTTTCTAAAAATATGATTGAATTCTGTACTCTGACATCTTTTAGTACTTACATATATTACGCCTTTATCTACATTAAATGTTAAATAGTGTAATATAAGTATTGCAAGCGTATTAGTTGTCTCAGTTTGAGGAGAAGACATAAATATATTAAATTTATTTTGTTCGTAATGTTTAACTTGTTCTTTTTGATATTTATGTAATTTAATATTAAGATATTCTTCTATAAAATATTTAATATCATTCTTACACTTAATATATTCTTCTGTTATATTTTCCATTATAATTAAATTTATTATCTAAGAAGCTGTTTAAACTTATCTGCTTCTATTTCTCTTATCTTCTTTCCTATCTCTGCACCTTTAAATCCTTGCTTCATTAATTCTTCACCTGAAGTTGAAGGACTATACTTAAGAAATGCTTTGATAAGCTTAGTATCAATGTTATTAAGTTTAGCATAAGCTAGGATTTCTTTATCTTTTACTTTAGCTATCTTTACTTTATTCTTTATTGTTGCTGCAGTTTCAGGTGTAAGCGTGAGCAGTAGTATTAATGCTTCTATGCTTCTAATTTCATCTGTACCGTAAGTTAACTTATTAAGAGTCTTTTTAAGTTTATCTAAATCATTATTCTTTAGTAAAGTTGCAAGTTGAATAATCCAGTCGTTTGTATTAGCATACGTTTTATTAACTGTTAATCCTGGAAGTATAAGAGGCCAGAATCCAAATTTATCTAACATCTTATAATATTCCTTTACATCTTTAGCTTTAGAAATAGATTTACTAAATTCATCTCTAATTCTTTCAGGTGAAACTCCTTCTAATGAATTATCTTTAGTTAAAGCTTGTTCTACGCCTTTATCTAATTTACCACCCATTCTACCTGCAAATCTTAATGCTCTTAGTTTTCTTAAAGCATCTTCTGCAAATCTTTCTTCAGCTGCACCTACTGTACGTATATTGTTATCTTTAAGATCAGCTATACCTCCAACGAGGTCAACAATTTCTTTTGTACCAATATTGTAGAATAACGCATTGATTGTTAAGTCTCTTCGCTTTACATCAGTTGATATATCTGCAAACTTAACTGCATCAGGTCTTCTACCTGACGATAAATCTTTACGAAAAGTTGCTATTTCATGACCTTCTGGTTCTTCTTTAGTAATTACAATAACTACTCCAAAACTTTTACCTACTTCTAATGTTTTATATCCAGCCTTGTGAACCATCTTTAATACATCATCTGGTTTTGCATCAGTCGCTAGATCAATATCTTTAGGTTTCTTACCAAGTAAAGCATCTCTGACAGCGCCGCCCACAATATATAATTTCTTCTTATTCTGCTTGAATAATTTATAAAGTCTTAGTATATCTTTAGGCACATTAAGCTTAAGCGTATCTTGTGCTTCATTAACAGTGTTAAAATCTTTAAAATCTTTTAGTTCCACTTTACTTTCTTATTTTCTTTGTGTAATATCTTTTAAAATCTGCTCGTACTTGTCCTATTGATTTACCCTTTATATTTGCTAAATCTAGTAATGCTATTTGTTTCCATGTTTCATAGCTACAAACATATTGACGAGCCTTTCTATTAGGAATATATCGTCTTATTGCAAATTCAAAACCTAATAATTTTAAAAGGTTTTTGATGTTATCATAATTTAATTTAACAAGTTCTCTTTGCATAAGTGCCGAGTTACTAGTCATTTTGTTAGATACAGTCTCATTAATAATACCTTTAAATGCATTATGAATTTTATCCATTACCATTATTCTAACTTCATATGGTAGTAGATTTAAATTAATTCCTATATCAGTTCCTTCAAATTGACCTAGGGAAAGGACTACCGGATTTAAATCCCAGTAAGGAAGCTTTGCAGCTTTCACTGGATTCTCATATCTCAGTATGTATATCTTCCCTCGTTTAAATCGTTCCTTCGTTGAGCTGACGCTACTATATCTCTGGCTTCTTTTTGCATCATCGAACCATTTTTCAGATTCGGCCATCGCAGATTTTCTACTACCAACACTTCTAATATATTCATCCAATTCCCGTTTAAACTGAGCCATTACTTTATTGATTTTTCCGTCAATATTATATATTTCATTCCCCTCTCTTCGGCGTACTTCTTAGCGTATTTAGCCTTATAATAATTTTTAATATAAGTCTTTACTGCATATTGATAATTCTTGTATGCTTTTTTAGATTTCTTTTTTGGGGGAAGTGGCTTCCTAGTTTCACGTTCTGGCTTAACTTCTACAAGAAATTCTTTAAAAGTCCCATCACTCTGTCTTGCCTTTACATAAAAATCTACATAATAGTTATGCATCTTCTTATCAACTGGATAAAAATATCTAATCTTAATAGGTTCAGAACTCCAGTTTACGATATCTGTGTTTCTATCACAGTACATACAATATTTTCGTTCTAATCCACTTCTGAAAATAATAGGATGAGGCCCTACATATTTCTCCTCATTAATGAGGTCATAATATCCTTGATGATACTTAGGGTTATTAGGCTTAAGATTTTTAATTGACATATTTACACAGTGTACACGCCGTCGCTATCCGTACTATGGCTGTCTAGACTTATAGTGCCCTTTTTATAAATTAATCCGTTGTGTTCTATTGAACCTTCTTCTATGCATTTATGTACTAACTTTCTATTCATACGATGTTCTGAGTGTTTTAAATCTTTAGCTGATAGATATCGAGCTATCAATTTATTATTTTTATATATTTCAAATTCAGTTCTGTTTGGCATTGCAAGTTTTGTAGCTATAGAAATATTTTTCTTTCTATCTTCATCTAATTCTATACCTTTTAATTTTTCACTTATCTTTTTGCGAGTAGCCTTTGATAGAATTTTACCAGTATGTTTATTATTTTCACCTACATACTTTCCTTTAAGTGCTTTGCTTATTTTTAAACGGGTCGTATTATTGTGAGTTTGACCTAGTTTAGAGTTTTTAATTTTATTTTTTGTTTCTTCAGTATGTTCATAACCTGAAGATGTTTCACCACCATTCGTTTGATTAACAAGAGGTCCTTCATGAATTAACCAATTCTTATTTCTACCAATAGTAGCTATTAATTTTATCTCTAGATCTAATGCATCTCGTTCTAATAAATTATCAGTAACTTTGAAAATAATTGGATCAGTTCCTATTTCTCTTTTTATTTTCTTAATCTTATTAACTTTTTCAGAATGTTTAGTTTCGTATAAATGTCTGGTTAATCTATTAGTAGAACCTTTACCTACATAAAATGGTTCATGGTCGAAGCTGAATTCCCCGTATATATATTCACCTGGTTTTCTAGGATCTAAATAAACATACGTATAATACTCATTATTATTGGGTTTAATATATGACATTTTATTTTTATATATCGTCATCTTATTCTAACCCTTAGTGATTATACCGTGTAAACACCGTCACTATCCGTACTATGACTGTCTAGACTTATAGTGCCCTTGTACTTTTTTGGATGCAGTTTATTCCACCCTTTGGCGAAACCCTTCTTAGAGATTTCTGTAAAGTATGCAAATGCATTCTTATATTTAGGATTAAAACTTCTCCAATATTTAAGTAAATCTAAGTACGCTGATGATAAACAATCGTCTCTATCATCTGTATTGATATACTTCATTTTTGTAATAGCATGTTCTGCAATGTTAGTAAGCATACATAATGCGTCTGGTGTTAATTCATCCAATTCCTTACATTTAACAATCTCTGCGTACAGTAATTTGTTTTTGATAGGCCATTGAACATTTGATCCTCTAATTTGTGCCATTAAATTTTTATTTATGTTATGGTTGTTATACTGCTGTCTTATTCGGAAGTTTCAGCTAGTATATTCTTATCCTTATATATTTACAGGAGACCCTAAAAAGCACTGGAAATCTTCCAGTGCTTTCTTTATAACAATTAAAGTATTATACTACTTTATTTAATGATCTTTGATTATCAGCAATTTCTTCGTCTAACATTTTAATAGCTTCTAATACTGTTTCATTCTTAACTCCAGATTTACTAACTTTTTCTTTCTGTTCTTTTAAGAATCCAATCTTTTCAAGTATCTGTGCTTTCTTAGTATCGAGTTCAGACTTTATCTTAGCTTCACCTTCAAGTAAATTTTCAACTACTGGTGTAATATCGTAATTTACCATGCTCTTTACAGTTTCTATAGCTTCTGTTACGTTAGTAACTTCTTCTAATGTATTAACTTTCATTGCAGGGTTAATCTTATTAAGGAAGAAACATTCGTTCATCTTAATAACATTTACTTGTACGCCAGCATACTTTCTAGAACTAATTGAATTAACAAAATCTAATTCAACAATGTTACTTAAGTTTTCGTATACATCTACAAATAATTGAAGTTCAGCTTGTTCAGAAATTCTGAAGGCTGTAGAGTTAACTAAAAGTTGTTCGAAAGCTTTTCCGTTTGTAACTTTAGTATCCTTATCATTAATAGTAACTTTAACATCACCATTTTCGTCTACTGCTAGTTTAACTTCATTTTTACCTTGGAATCGCGTTGCTGTACCTTCTTTAAATGAGAAGTACTGATCAACATTCATCATTCTTTTGAAATTAGATGGAGCTACTGAAAGGTCCGCTTCTTCAAGTTTACCTTCTTTAATAGCATATGCTTTATTTGCAATACTAAATAAATAAGATCCATTATGTTCAACTACATATGAAAATCTTGGAATAACAACATTATCAGCATTGTCTTTAAGATCATTGCTTAGAGATAAATTTTGTTCAACTAAGATTTTAACGTGAGGGCACCATGTAAATGAAGGTAGAGTTTTCTTAACTGCTGTTCTTACTTCTTCTTCACTCTTCATTTCTTTAATAGCTTCAAGCTTTTCAATAGCTGATGCATAGAATTTTTGTTGTGGAGAAACTAGTAATGAGTTATATGCTTCATTGACATTAACTGCCATGATATTCTCAAGAATTGATTTGCTTACATCACTAATAAATGATCCAACTGGAGCCATCCAGTCATATTGGTTTAATTCTCTTACCATTGATTTAGCAAGTGTTGAATGACATACATTCTTTGATTGACTTCCAGCTAAAAATACATTTTCTAATTTAAGATTTTCTTTCTCTGCTGCAGCGGCTACTTCAGCAAGTTTGATAGGACTTAAATATCTTTCACATATCTTATTAATATCATCTACATAGTATTTTTGTGATGATTTAAGTTCGTAGCTTTGAATATCTTCTTGTAATTTAGCAATCTTTTCTACAAGATTTAGTTTAGTATTAATACTCATTTGCGCAAATATTTTTTTATTATTTCGTAATTTATGTATATATCATTGTAATTATGGACAAAAACATTAATTATCATCTTCCTCATTAGGGTCTTGAGTAAGCTTCTGTTCAGGTGGATTGTTGCCGTAATGAAAATTATTAAAATTATCTGGTCCAGGTACTTCTCCTACTATGCTAGATTTCTCCGGCATTTTACCTGGAGGAACAGCTTCAGTGTTATTGTTTATGTTAAACATTCTGTTACCAGAGTACATTTCCGTACTAAAATCAATAGATGGAATGAAAGATAACATCTCAATTGTAAATGTAACTTTATATTCTTTCTTATCCGTAAATCCAAATTCTATAGGTCGTTCTTGTTCGAAATCTTCTGGCATCTTATAATATGAAGCTAAACGATATGTTCCATCCTGAGGAGCTCCTACATCAACATTAAATGAATTACTTTTGTATAATTTCTTTATCAATGATTCAACTACTTTAAAAATATCAAGTTGACTATCAATAAAAAGCTCACAGTTGAAACTCATGTTAACTGGAATAGATTGAAATTGTGCTCTATAAGATCTTAATTTATTATCAGCTTCTAATTTAGTATAAGTACCATAAACATATTTATTTAGAAGTGAACCTGAGTCGATACTCATTGATGTTGGATATACAATACCTCTTGGAAGTTTTTCATATGTTCCTATTGCAGTATTATGATCTGGATCTTCAAGATCATCAAACATGAAATAATCGTTAATCCATCCCTCATCACCAGTAATAGACATAAAGAAAGGAACTTCTATTTTCTTTCTAGTGTCAGCATCAGTTTGAGCCCAGAAAAATACTTTACTATTCAGATCAGCTAGTAACCCTATTATGATATGTCTAATGACAGAATCATCATTGTTAAAGCGCAAATTATAGCTGCCCATATAGTTTAATTATTTTATTATATATCATTATTTCTATGCTTACAATTGTCAAAATGCCATCTAGGCATTGTTGCATTACCACCTTCTTTACCGCAATGTGGGCATTTTACTATCTTTTGCTTTATACCCTTGTATTTACCCTTTCTGCTTTCACTCATTTTTTTTAACGTTTCAGCTGATCTTTTTTTACCTTTCCAATATTTAGGATTCTTATCTCCTTTTTTAGCATCAGACATTTTTTTCTTAGTTTCATCAGAATATGGATTTTCTAAATCATGAGTCCAATGTTTTTCACCAGATCTAGATTCACTCATAGCTTTCTTAGATTCTTCTGTATGTTTTTTACCAGTCATAGGACCAGTCTTACCATACCATATATTTTTATCTCCTTTTTTTGCCTCAGACATTTTCTGTTTTGCCTCATCAGAAAACTTTCGTCCTTTATTTATTTCACTTAATAATTTTCTAGTTGAATCTTTAATAACTCTAGATTTACTAGCTTCACTGATTTTTTGTAGAGCTTCTGGAGTATGCTTACATCCAGTAAAATCTGGACCAGACGCAGTCTGCTTGGCTTTATTATAAAAATTTTCATTAGCACCTACATCATATTTTTCATGAAGCCTGATTTCTTCTAACATAGATTCTTTACGAATACTATGATTACTTAAAATAGTATAATTATATTTTTGAGGATTTCTTTTCTGATCTCTTATAAAAGATTTATCAGTACTGCTTGAGAAATATTTAATACCTAAATCATTTTCGGGTTTACATCTAGAACTTCTAGTTCCAATATATTTTCTATTAAGCTTGATATTAGTAATTAGATATACGTAGTGATACATTATGCTGTTTTTTATTTTATATATTGAAATATAAATTGTAACTAGGCATTATTTATTTTTAGTATATATCAACCTGTTTTAATATGATCTGCCCAAT